CTATCGCTGCGGTTCATGTTGTGTATGTCGTTCACAATGTCATAAACGCCCGAACCGGCATTTTTCACCGGAACGACAAAAGCCGCCACAATCAGGCAAAGCGGGAAAAAGAGTAGCAATAACCTCATTTTCTTTTTCTTTTTTCGTTCAGCCTCCCGATCATTGACCGGGTGGAATCCTGCTCCGAACGGAACTTGATGAGCATTTTTATGTACTCGTCCTTTTGTTGCCCGATAATTAGGGCCGCTTCCTCTTTGCATACAATCAACTGTGTTTGTTGTCGGTCAATTTTTTCATCCTTTGTCACGATCACCCTGCACAGCACAGCGATAACTGTAAGTAGAAACCCCAGAAAAACAAGTGCAACAGGTGAACGCATTATTTGCTTAATAGTCCACTCTGTATTTACCATTTTATGAGAATATAGGCACGACGGACGTAATAGGTGCGGTTTGGTTTCCTTCGTACTTCAAACCGACCTGGATGATTTGCTTTTCAGTTTTTACCCGTGGAATGATGAGGCCCAAATAGGTTACGTCCATCAGGTAGCCGCTTGCACCGCCATGCAATTGACCGTCTGCGATAATCCAGACGCGACGGCGTTTTGTGGTGGCTTGTTCGGTTGCCAGTAGCGCGGTGTTGGTTGTACCCGTGTCGTCAATATCCAGAGTAAGGGAGTGCTTTGCGGCGCTGTAAGAAGTGCGGCCTGCGCTTACTTCGATCTCTGTCCGTTCAGGTAGCGGCCACTCTCCGATAACGTAATGGTAACGGATAGGCGCGGGTGTACCGGATGCCGTAAGTGCGGCGGCGTTATCAATCCGGTCTGCCCACTCTGCCGCGTCGGTAGCGTCATCCAGCACGTCGGTCGCCTCTGCACGGGTATATAAAAAAGCGTCAATCCTGCCAAAATGTAGATTGAAGTTACATAAATCCGCACCGGCGGCGGGCATGGTGGTTACGCAAATAGCCATAGTGTTTGTTTACTTGTTTGTTTCAAAATTAGGGCCTAAAACCCTCGCTATCCGTTAATTTTAGGCATTTTTAGCAACAGGCCGTCTTTGCCAGAAATTCAGCACTGAATGTAAATTTGATTTTGGCCTCACAGGCATTTATCCAGTCAACCCCGACTTCTACGTCTCTGCAAATAATCACATCATTGCCGACGAAAGTAAGTGAGACGTTTGCGAACATCTGAATAGCCGTCAAGGCATCTGCCATGTATTCGGGAGCGGTTATGTAAAACTCCCAACGCTTGTCAAGTCTCTTGAAAGTGTACAGGGTGCCGCCGTCCCCGTCATCCAAGGGATCGGGCTTGTATAGGTAATTTGGCTGCGCTAAATCGGCAGGAATAAACACCTCAAAAGACGGCCCGTCATTGTAAAAAGTATTACTGATAATACACCCCGAATTTGAGTAACTGATTTTTAGCCAGCCCTCCGATCCGCAGGATTCAGGGAAGGAACTGTTCTCAGTGCTTTCGTCGGCAAACCAAAAAGTCTCACTATACCACACATTTGCCCCGTCTTCCACAGTTAAATAAAACTCTTTTTCCGGGATAGAATCGAGCGCGGAATCTATCGGAGTTCCGCTGAATGTTATCGCCCACCATTCCACGTCTTCCGAATCCAGCCCCAAAGACGCTACGCTAAAATAGGACGTATTCAAAGAGACGTTCGTTACCCCATCAACCGACCGCAAAAAGAAGTCCGTTACCCCGCTGGATTCATAATTCATTTTCAGGTCAAAACGCGGAAATTGAAATTGCGGATCATCGAAGTCGCCTACTATGGTCAGCCTCCACGTAGTACCCCCGGAACACTGGCTTAAATTCCTGCTTTGGTATCTTCTATCCCCCGAAGTCAGTTCCCGGTAAAATGCCAGGGGTTGCGGGAGATACGTTGGGCCGTACTTGCTCATTTAGTCGTAGTTTAATTGTAGGGTTAATTTGTCTTTTTTGATGTTCTCCACGGAGTTCATAATCCTTCCTTGCCCTAATCTTGTGGTTATGTATTTGGTAGCATCAAAGTCTTCATCACAACATAAGCCAACTTCAAATTCAGGCTGCTTTTGCATCTTTTGAGTAGATAAAAAAGTCGTTGCCTCGTCATTCATTGTTCCCGAAATGAAGGGCCGGTAGTGCATGAATAAATTGGCGTGTATGTTGTACCACCTCAAGGGGTAGTTTTTGTCAATTATAATATACTCCCCTTCGATGATCTTGTTGCAGATCAAAACAAATTGATCGTCTGAAACCTTGTCCTGATTTAATGGATCGACAATAAAAGGCACGTCAAAATTGAATAGTTTCATCCTTCGCTCCTTGTCCCCGTTTCCGCAATTGTAGGTTATTGGAAACCCTGCGAACAATGGCGAAACGTCCGGGTCGCAGAATTTAAACAACTCTCTTTTAGGTGTTTCGGCGCCGTATTCAAGCGCCAATTTCATAGGGGCTGTAGTGTAGTCCGCCCCGGCGATTGAATCGAAATAAGAGATGTGCTCTAAGATTAAATCGGTTCCGTCGATCTTGTAAAAGAGTTGAAAAACGGTTTGCAGATCGCTTAGAACGTCTTTTAGTTTCATCTTCCAAACCTGTGACAAAGACGGGTTTGTGCTGTCGGGTCTTTTTACGTCCGACTTTTGATGTATCGTTATGTCCTGGTAATTTTCTGTCGCGTAGTCATAAGCAAGATTATCCGGCGGGGCTGCGTGCGTTGCGTTGATGCCAAAGAAGTGAGAGCGAAGGGTTAACCCGCAGCCGGTTTGGGCCAAAATATATTCCAACGTGTCATCAAATCTTCGACCGTTCCCCAAAACTCCAATTTGTATTTTTTCATCATCGGGGCATTTCCACCAATCGTTTCCCGAAAGGTGCGTCCATCCGGTATCGTATGGTGGCGGTTCTGTCGGTGTTCCAACTCCAATAACTCTGTGGTAAGAAAATGTTGCCCTGTAACCCCCGGAGCAGTCCGGATCTGCTACAATGTTTTGATATTCTAAACACGCCTCACCTGAAACTCCCAGGTCATCGCACGGATCGGGGTATGAAGCACCTACACAAAAAGTGCAACTACCCAAAATCTCGTAAGTGCCTGCGGTGGATTTTACTGAAATCACGGCGGATGCGGAATGAAAGTTTATTTCGTCATCCCATTCAAGTTGTAGGCACGTATAAGCGTTTTCCGGTTTGATCTTCGCGGTCAAAAGGCACTGCGGAACTTTGATGCCCCCAAAGTCTCTTTGTGTGTCGAATTTAGTAAACGACCCCCTCCAATACTCATTCCAATCTTCGCCGCATAGTCTTTCGACAACCACTAAAACCTTCTCACATGGATTTTCCAGATCATTTATTAAATCAAAATCATCTCCGGTTAAGGTCAGATCACCTTTTAATTCATGCTCATAATAAACCTGATCCCGGACAATTGACCGGGTAAACTCGCCTAACCAAATAGGGGAGATTTCTGTTTCGTCGATTGAATCAGATGATATTTTTACGCGGGTTCGACTCATCCTTTTTTCATCTTAAATTCCTTGTTCTTTCCTTTTACAAGAACATAACTACCCATGTCGATATATTCTACCTTGTCCTCTTCCATTTGAATCATCTTCTTTTGCAGCCGGTTATTTTCTGCAAGTAGTTTGTGGGTTTCTTTATCGCTGATCCCCACGCTGCCCGAAGACGAAGTTCCTGTTTCCGTGTTTCTGGAAATCCCCCCTGTCAGTTTTTCAACGTATCGAAGCATCGAGGGGCGGTCATCCCGGTTGATTGCCTGCAAAAGATCGAAGTGCGTTTTTGTTGCTGACTTTTTTACAACGGAAATTCGTTTCCCGTCTTGGTAAACAAACTCACCGCCCTCAACCTCCAAAGGAACGCCTCCGTTATCGTGCGACGGCCCGGCCACAATACCCTTTTCTCCAATTTCGCCCGTAATACCGTGCTTTGCTTGTGCCGCTATTGCTCTTGATTTCGCTTTAATCCCTCCAAAAAGAGCAATGATACTCGCCGCCTGTGCGAACGCCGCCAATAAGCCAAGTCCGAAAGGAAGGGTTGACCACGACTTAATAAGATTGGAAACAGATACGGCAATATTGGAAGCCTGTGCGGTGGCATCCGAAACCAATTGAAGTTTTTGCGCCTTCTTTTGTTCCGCCAAAGCCTTTTCTCTTTGGGCTTTTGCAAGTGCTTCCTGCGCTTCCGCTTGTGCAAGTTGCTGGTTTCGCAAATCAACATCCGAAGCAAAGCCTAATTGGGCAATTTCTATTTCCCGGTCAAGTGCTTCCTGTGCTTTATCGACCTTTCTTTCTGCTGCGTCAATTTCATCGTCTGCCGCTTTTACTGCCGCCTGTGCTGCTTCTACCCTTGCATCCGTCAGGCGATTCAACCCCTCCTCTAATTGGCTAATCGACTTATTAAACAGGTCTTTAAATTCGTCGTCAATCCCGAACAGGTCAGCCAGGGTTTGCGCTGATTTCTTTTTGGGCGTTTCTTTTGCCGCCGGGCCAATGCTCAACCCATCCAATTGCGCCTTTAGTTTGGCGATTTGGTTTTTTATTAAAGCGGTTTGATTTGCGTCGCCGTCTCCGATCAGCGCTAAAAGCCCTTCCTGAAATTCTATTTCAGTTTGGAGTCTTTTTTCTTTTATGATGTTATCGAAGTTGAATTGCGCCTCTTCGATTTTTGCTTTGTCGGTTCCGTTGGCCTCTAAAATAGAAATGAAGTTTTTGAAATTCTCTTCCGTAATATCTATTTCAGAATCCTGTAATTTCTTGACGTTCTCAATGCTTTTTTTAGCCGCCTCAAAATCCTTTTTTCGGATATCCTCTTTTGCTTTGGCCTGCGCTGCTTCGATCTCGATGTCTTTGTCTGCGAACTTTACCAAAACATCACTGAGCGCCTCTAATCTTCTTTCCTCTAACTTTTGAGCCAGGTCAACAAATTCCTGCCTTTCCGCCTGCTCTTTGGAAGTCAGCCCTCTTCTTTTTTCGATCTCGTTTAATTTAGCAACCCCGTCAATCGTGAGTTTTTGCAGGTCGTTAAACTTCTTTTCTACCGCTGCGAGTTCCTGGTCTATGCCTTCGGGTTGTGTTTCAACCCTTAATTTCTCCAGGTCTTTGCGTAGTTTTTCCAGCGCGTCAGATTCGTCTTTCAATGCTTTGGCGGACTTTTCGCGTTGCGCTATTTGTAGTTCGCGCCCCTTCTTTTCATTCTCAAAAATTATATTGTTGTTTTCATTTATAGCATTCTGAAAATCAATTTCTGCCTGTGCCAATGCATCTCTATTTGCTGCCGTGTTTGAATCCAAGGCAAACTTTCCCTCTGCTATTTTCTTCGCTTCCAGCGCTCTGTCCACGCCTTCACTTGCAATCTTTTGCTCTATTTTTGCTGCCGCAAGCCTCGCGGCATTTCTTTTCTGAATACTTTGAGTATCGTCGTCGGCAATTCGCTTTAGTGCGTCCAACTGAACGCGAAGCCTGGCATTTTCTGCCGATGCTGTGCGGGCTGCATTATTCAAATCCTGAAATCTTTTCTCAAGGCTATATGCAGCGGTTGCGGCATTGACTAATTCGGAGCCAAGCCCCGAAACGGCGCTACTCATGTCCTGCGCCGCTGCCGAAAAATTGAGGGTTATTATATTATAAATGGCGGAGCCTAATTTCAGAAATCTGTCAACCAGAACGGTCACGACTGCTTTCCCTGATTCCATTACCCTGTTTACTAAATCTATTCCATCTTGAAATCTTTTAAAATAGACAATCAGGCTGCCGACAACACCAAGGAGTAGTCCAATGCCCGATATTTTTATTGCCAATCCGATGCCCCTCATTGCGCCGGATAGTATGCCCGATCCTTGTGCGGCCTGAACAAGTTTACTATAAGCGCCCCCTAATTGCTGTCCCCACTCGCTTACCGATTTACCGGCAATTTGAGTGTCTTTTATGTATGCCTTTATTTTAGATGCAAGTCCACCAACGGCTGCTTCTTGTTTTTTCATGTCGGCGTTTACTTCTTCCTGCGCTGCCTGCATATCCTTCATTGCAGCGGTAGCCTCTTCGATGTCCTGCGACATTGTGCTGTAAACCTCATCGCTTTTCTTACCCAACCTTGACAGTTCGTCAAGAAAGGATTTAACGCCGTCTTTTATGTCGGAAAAATCAAACTCAATTTTTTCGGCCATTAGTATTCGATTTTAACCGTCTCACAGTCGTCGGCAGTTTCAATTTCGGAAAAGTCGTACACGTTATGAGCAAAAGGGCCAGGCTCTTCACCGTGCGCCGCAATTCGGTATTCACCCACACTGACAGG